GTCCGCTTGCCCGTACTCGCGGTTGTTTGACTCGTACCAAGTCACGCAAGGCACATTCATTTCGCCTTGAGGGTACATATATAAAACGGTGTAACCCGTGCCTGACAGGGCGGTATAGACCTCTGCTTGTAGGCTGTCCATCATCCACCCCCTGCTGTTCGTTTGATCGCCGTTTCCAATTCTTTCCGGGCGAGTTGCTCAAAGGTCGATTTGTTAGCGTTTAGCGCGGGCATCATGTACGGGTGCGCCGCCATCTTGACCGTTCCCATTTCTTGATATAGCGCGTACTCGACATTCGTGTACACCGTGCTTGTTGCCGCTTCTATGCTGCGCTCGTGCTCTGTTGAGATGCTCTGCTTTAGATTGCCCGTGTCAACAGGCGCGTTGTCCCGCGCGTCAGCTTGTGCCGCTAATGCTGTTTGTTTTGTTGCCTTTTCAAGCGCGTCCAGCACATTCCCGCCCATGCGGTCAAGTTTGCGCATCAGGCTGTCCAAGCCCTTGATTTCAACAGCCATGTCATGCCCTCATTTCGATGGTCAGGCTTGTTAAGTCCTGCCACTTTGACACGCTCACGATGAGCCAGGGCGGGTCTGTCGTTGCTTCGTCATCAAGCCAAATCCCGTCACCAATCGCATATGAGCCGTTGGGCAGGATGCACAGCCGCATTCGGTCGGCGCGTTCGCCGTACTCTGCCCGCATTTGTGACGATTGCAAGGGCTGGACATCGCCGTATACCTCATCGGGCTTGCCTGCCCATGTGACGGTCACGCTGCCCATGCTCCCTGTCGAGAGCGTGGGCGCAAGGTGCTTAATCAGCGTTTCACGGCGTTTCAGGTGTCGCATTGACATTCACCACCCTTGCCAAGGTATACGCCCTTAAGAGGGCTTGCAGGGCGGGAGGGAGCGCATCATAGGTGACGGATACCCCGCCCTCGCTATGGCTGCTCTCGCCCTCCGCGCCGCGCTTGCCCCACGCACCAACGGCAATGTCAACCTGTGCGCCTTCAAGGGCTGTCGGTACTGATGCCTGTCCAGTCACGCCAAGGATGAAATATTCTGCGTCCTTGATGTACTGCCCGATCAATGCGTCTTGCGTTGCGTCAGTTATGTCCGCCCGCGCCTTAAACAACACAAGTTTTTCATTGTCCGTCATGCGTTACTCCTTATGCGGCGCCTTCGGCCTTCGACGCTATCTCGGCATTGCCGGCGGCGAAAATAAAGCCGGTCGCCTTTTTCGCTTCAACAACGGTCACAAATTCGCCCGTGGTCAGCGCAACGCCAGCCTCCGCGCCGGAGGTCATCTTCGTCCAAGTGCTGTCAATCTTGTCGCCGTACAGCGCAACAGGAGCGACAACAGCCGCTTTGTAGTAGTATTCGTTGGCCTCCGTGCCGACACCGCCATTAGTGACGGCCAGAACGGTATTGCCAACCGTGGTGCCGTGAGCCGTAGATGTCACGGTCAGCGCGGTGATGTACTTCGTGCTGATGCTGGCTTCAATATCACGCACAACATCATACTTGCCATCGCCATCCACCAGCGTCACGCCAAGGTAGGATGCCACATCGTCCAGCACATCCCTCGGCAGTTTGTCCAGCGCGGTCAGTTCATGTTTGTTTGTGTCCTTGTCGATGCCAGTAATCGCGTCAAGGTACGCAATGGCCGCGGTATCATCCTCATCAACAGCAGCAGCGCCGTTGTACCACTTCACCGCGCCCTGATCGCCGTTGTAGTTCTCATTACCAAAATATCTGGGCATTCTTCATCTCTCCTTACGCAATCAGCAGATTGTCAACGCGAACGATGGAGGACAACGCCTTGACGGCGATGCCCGCAATCATTTCAACCTCGCCGTCCTGCACGGGATTGCTGTTGGTCTGGAAGTTCGGGGTGTAGGTCTTGACAAGCGGGCCAGCGGGCGCGATTCCGTGGACGCCGTCCATGCCGAGGCACACGCCATAGATGCTGGTCAGGCCGCCAGCCGAGGTCGGGATGATAGGCGTGGTGCTGCCGGGCCTGTCGCCCAAGGGCATGACAAGGCTCGGGCCCCACTGCGACACTTCATAGCCGTACTCGGCTTTAGTGGCGGTGTTGATGCCCAGCCTGTCCATGATGCTCTGCCACACAGCATACATGTCATTGTTCATCAGCCAAACATCGGGTGCGCGCATCAGACGGGCGCGGGCGCGGCGCATGAAGTCAGCGAACGCAGGTGCGTTGGCGGTGATATTCGTGCTGTCATTGAGGTCAAGGTTGCCGGCGGTAATCACCTGATTGGCCGCGCCAGTCAGGATGAAATCAAGGCCGTCAAACTCACCGAGATCGGGATTCTGCACAGCAACACCGTTGATGAACTGGTTGTGGAACGCCGCAACAGTTGCCTTGGCTTTCTGCTCCATCTGGAACTTGATCAGGTCAACCACCTGATGCTCGTTGGCGGCAAGGGCACGGTCAATCTGAAAGCGCCCGCCGAGGATGGCCAGCCGGGCGGATGCCTGGGTAGTAAGCGTCTCCTGCGCGGTGTAATCCGCATTCAGCAAGCGAGAAGCCGCCGTGGGCTGGGTCGTGATGCGGTTATAAGTGTAGGTGAAAGACGCACCGCCGTTTGAGGTGGCGTTGTCGTCAAAAATGAGCTTGTCCAGCAACGCGGACTTGCGGAACTCGTCCACAACCGTATTGGTAAGTTTGCTCTGGGAAAGTGCCTGGGCCTGTGCTAAAGTAAGCATCTGTTATTTATTCCTTTCATTTACCGTAAACTGCTTTTCTGATTTCGTCATCGACTGACGTTGTTTGCGGTGCGGGCTGGCTGACCTTGGGCGCGTTGCCCTTTAGCCGTTCGTTCACGCCCTTTTCCACGGCCTGCCGGAACACCTTTTCAACGGCGGCAAGCGCCGCATTAGTGGTGTCCGCGTCCGTGTAGGGCAGCACCTCGGCGAGTTCGACAGGCAAGCCCTTGTCGCTTAATTGCGATTTGGCCTCTGCCCGCAGTTCGCGCTTAGTGATTTCCGCTTCACGCTCTGCCAGTTTCTTTTGCAATTCCTGGCGCTCATGCTCTGCGCGTTCATCCGCCGACATTTTCGCCAATTTCTGCGCTTCGGTGACGGCCTTGTCAATCCGCGCCTGTGCGTCCCTGCGTTCGCGCTCAAGGCGCTTGTCGATAATCGCGTTGAGTTCGTCCTGCGTGAAGGTCTTTGCAGTCGGCGTAGCCTGCTCCTTGACCGCCGTGGTTTCTTCGGCTGTTGCCGTGGTTTCGATTGCCGTGGTTTCTACCGTGTTTTGCTCGTCCATAATTTCCTCCCGTTTAACGCTCGTCAGCGATTCCGTGGTTCTTTAAGCCCTGCCGCGTAAAAGGGCATACAAAAAGCACCCGGAGGTGCTTAGTGTGGTCGTTGGTAGATCAGTAGTCCTTGCCTTCTTCGTATTGCGGCTTTATCGGAACACCTTTATCAAGGCAATCCTGTATAGCATTCATCTGCTCCTCTTCGCTCAAGTGATTCATCCAAAATATCGGGTAACTCTCGTTGAACTTCTTGCGGTATTTCTTCACCAATTCCCAAAAGCCATCCATTATACCGCTCCTTTCAACATATCAAGCCACATTCCGTGCGACTGCGGGAACATCCGCTGAAACATTTCGTAACCTTTAGGGCTTGTCATACTCATTTCTCCAATGTTCGCAAACGCTTCTTTTTCAAGCGCCCACCGCTGGTTCCAGTACTCTTTGCCGTGACCAATAAGTGTCTCGATACCGCCGTTGGAAACGCCTTCAAGGATGTCTACCAAAGCGCCTGTTTCCCGCCCGCTCAAGTTTAAAAATTCGCGCGATATTGATTTCAAAGCCTCTTTTCGGCTCGGGATGCGCCCCGTGCTTGTGGGAACCCTTCGCGCCTCCACCAGCCTGTTGAAGTCCGCTTTCAGCGTTTCACCAAACTTCCCGCTTGCTGACAATGGCACCGTGCCATTGCCCAGGCGATGGTCGATGTTGTGCCATGCTTCGTGTATAGTTTCCGCATAAGGCATTTTCCCCGCGTTCCCTTTCGCATCTTTCGCGATATCTACATGGATGCCGTCGCTATCATTGTACGCCTGCCGTTTGTACTTTGCGTCCGCAACTCGCACATCACCTTGCTGTTTTGCCCATGCGTTTCTCGGAACATCAGGTGCGGCGTTGGCAATCTCTGTAATATTGCCATAATGCTCCTCACCTAATTTTAGCATGAAATCGCTGTTTTTGTCAAGGCGGACAACGGGTTTTGGCGCTTTGCTCTCGCGCCACGCATTGACATCAGCGGGCGCGCCGTCCTTTTGCCACGCTTGCCACTCCTGGTACTTCATGTCCCTTGGCACATACACGCTTTTGCCGTTGGCGTCCCTCGCCGATCTTGTCAAGCCCTCGCGGGTCAAGCCGTCAATCACGGGTGCCACGGAGGACCTGCAGTGCGGGTGCGCTGGCGGGTAGTTAACGCCCACCTCCTTCTCCGACATTTCGAAGATTTTGCCGTCCAGCCCGCTGCACTTCTCGCTCGTCCGGCTGTCCAAGGTTGCCATGTACTCGTAGCGCTCTATCCCGCATTCCTCATAAGCCGTTGCAGTGGTTTGGTTTGCCACATACGCCGACTCCGTGCGGATGAGCCGATTCGCCGCGTACTTTTGGTACTGCGCCTCGGTCTTGAACTTGCTCTTGACCTGACTGCGCCATTTGTTAAGGTCAACCATGCCGCGTACATCCTGCATCGTCATGTCTGACAACTTGCCCATGCCCGACACTTCCATCAGCGCACGGTCGAGGATGCCCGCCATTGCGTCACGATTCTGCCAAACGCTTGTCGAGTAGTGAGTGCCCGCCCATTTACTCTTGAGGATGGTGTCAAGCGCCCTGCGCGGCACACCCGCCATCTGAAACCCTGCCGTGGTCTTTTGGATGTCAAACATCGTCCGGCTGTACGCAAGGTCAGCGGTATGCCGTAGATGCGGCGTAAGTGCCCCTAATTCGGCTTCTGCGGCTTCGGTCAGCCCAACCCTTGTGCTTGCCTTAATCGCGTCTAAACGGCTTATTCTGGCCCTGTACGCGTCCGTCCTGAGCATGACCTCCAGCCGCTTGCGCTGGCGCGGGTCGCTGATGACCGCTGCCCTTGACCTCAGGTCATCCATCACGCCTTGAGGTACGCCCTCGCGCAGAAAGTCATACGCCTCGCGTGTGCTTAGCCCCGTCTTGCGCGTGTAGGTCGCCATGATGGCGTCAATGTCCTTGTCCAGTTGACGCATCGTGCGGTCATAGGCTCGGCTCACCGTCTCGACCACCTTGTTATTGGCGCGGTCATACGCCGCTTGACGGAGGGCTGCGCGATGCTCCCAGTAGGCGGTTGCCATTATTCAGCCTCCTCGTCCTCCATTGCGGGTATCGGCATTGCCCCAAAAGCCGCCGCCTGTGCCGCGATGTTCGCTTGCTTCTCCTGCTCAAGGTCATCAAACGCGCTTTGGACATCCTCAATGAAAGGCACCTGCCCCAACAGCATCTTCGCGGGCACAAGCCCCGAAAGCATCTGAACCATCTGCGCGATCTCAAGGTCATTGACAGGCAGGGAGCGCCTGAACATCATCTGCACCGCGTCAGCATCAAGCGATGGGTATCCCTTGAGGCTGAGGAATGATGCAAACAAGCGCAAACGCCACCGCAAGCCCTCGCGGAACCAGCGTTCCTTGATTTTCGTCAGCTGTTCCAATCCCAGTAACTTATACTTCATCGCCACACCGCTGGAGTTGCCGGCAAAGTTTTCATCCGTCAGGTCAGGCACATGGCTGAACTTGTGGATGTCGCTTTTGATGGCATCCTTGAGTATTT